CGAGAGGAAACGCCGAGGGTTACGCCATCTTTGAGAAGTGCTTCTGCAATTTTACCCATAGGGGTATGCAGAATTTGTGCCTTACCAATGAAGTTATTACCGTCTTGCTTAAGTTCAGTAATTTTATGAGATACTCTGTCGAGATTTACGGTTGGTCCATCAGGATGACCTAACTCACCAAGTGCTCTACCCTTGGCAACATAATCCTTAGAATATCTTTTCACCTCTCTTTCCATAATTGGAAAGGGATACATTCTTCCATTGCGATTCACCATCTCACTTTGAAGGAACACGCCCTTGATGAACATGTTCTTTTTACCATTAACAGTTTCAGTGAGAACTTCTACCTTCTCAATTTCTTCCCTTATGAGTTTCATCTGTCCAGTGATTGGTTATTTAGTTATTTATAATACTCACTCTTCTTCTGATTCTCCACTGAGCATGGAATTATTAACTTCGGGTCTCATTCCTTCAACTCTCTCAGCAGATTTAGTATAAAGAATTTCTTTAATCTTATCAGAGACGCTAGAAGAAGACTCGTCACTGATGATCATATCTAGAAGATCGTCCATTTTTAAAAAGTAAGATTACTCAGTTATTTAGGATAAATATAAAAAACAATTTTTTATGATGGTTACCTTGAATGGGATTCCACATGTATATTGCTTTACACTACCAGATAAGGTGGACAGGCATGAGTACATGAAAAATCAATTCAATCATTACAACATAAACTACTCTATGGTTGTAATGAGAGATGATTATATTTTGCATAAACTAAGTCCAGGTCATTCTGAAAAAGCATCAACTAGATGTCTGGCATACAATTGTTATTTAATAGATACCCTTAAAAATTGGTACTCTGAATCTAAAGATGAGTATGTAATTTTAATGGAAGATGATTATGACCTTAGTCTTATTGATCTGTGGCACTTCTCTTGGAATGATTTGATTAATCGACTTCCATATGATTGGGATTGTCTACAAATGGGATTTGAGTGTGAAGATAAGATTAGATTTTATCTTCATCCAATTGAACCCAATTATTCAACTGGTCCTTCTCTATTAAGAAGAAGTTACGTTGAAAAGTTAATATCACTATTTTTTGATGGTACTGGTTATAATTTTAAAGGAACCGTTGCAAATACATACTATTTAAATAGAGATTCTGGAATAAATGACAACAAATACTTTATAGATCTTGCGGGAACACCAGACTATTTTATATGCCAATGTGGAAAAACTTACTCATTACCTTTGATACCATGCAACCCTCTTCTTGAAGGTGCATCTCATAAAGGAAGTTGGCACCCAATGACGACATTTATTTTTTGCTATGAAGCATACTATGAATGGTGGACTCATGATAGAGATAAGTTTACTCTAGATGAATTTTTTTCATATGGAAAGAATAATGACATATTAATGGAAAGAGACATCAGTAGGTGGAACTCTAAATATTTTGAGGATAAGTATAAAACTCTACATCAAAAACTTATATGAAAAACATATACTTCATTCAACCACAATATAGTGTCAACGTAAGAGACACTAAAAATTATTGGATGCCATATAGTGTTGCTTGCTTGTGGAGCTACTGCAAAGAATTTAATGATATCAAAGAATCTTATGAGTTAAAAGATATTGTTTTCAAAAGAGAAAAACCAGAAGATCTTTTAAGTAGATTAGAAGATCCAGTAATATGTGCATTTAGTTGCTACTTGTGGAATGAGCAATATAATCTACATGTTGCCAAACTAATCAAAGAGAAATATCCAAATTGTATTATTGAATTTGGTGGACCACAAGTTACTACAAAAATGATGGATGAAAATCCATATATTGACTGTGTTATACTGGGAGAAGGTGAAGAAGCATTTTTAAAATTACTTAGAGATATAAACTCTGGAAATAAAATTGATAAAGTTCATCAACGTCAAAGACTAAATGATCTAGAATTTAAGAGTCCATATCAATCAGGTGTTTTTGATTGGTTGTCTGAAAAAAATCCAGATGTTATATGGGCAGCAATCTTAGAAACAAATAGAGGGTGTCCTCACAGATGCACGTTTTGTGACTGGGGTGGAACAACAATGAGTAAAATTAATAAGTTTGGATTGGAAAGAGTTGCTGAAGATATTGAATGGATTAGAACAAATAGGGTTGCATACGTTCTATGCTCGGATGCTAATTTTGGAATTTTTAAAGAACGTGATATTGAAATTGCAAAAATGTTGCGTAAAGCAGCAGAGAATAGTTTGATGCTTGATAATATTGATCTTCAATACTCTAAAAACTCAAATGAAGCTGCTTTTGAGATAGCACAAATTATGGGAGAATACTCTCGTAGAGGAGTTACTTTGAGTGTCCAAAGCATGAACATGCCAACACTAAAAGCAATTAAGAGAAAGAACCTCCATGTAAAAGATATTGCTGGGCATGTTGATCTTGCTAAAAAGTATAATGTAAATCTATATACAGACTTAATTCTTGGGATGCCTGAGGAGACTGTAGATTCTTGGAAGGATGGTATTGATCTATTGATGGAAAATGGACAACATTTTTCGGTCGATTCTTGGTTTTGTCAAGTGTTTGAGAATGCAGAACTTGGAAGTGAGTTTAGTAGAAAGACTTATGGTATAAAAACTGTTAAGGCAGAAGATTATATTTCATTTTGCAATGATGAGTTTGATGACACTAAAGAATATATTGAGCTCATTCGCGCAACCGACACGATGACAGAAGATGAATTTTTTGATGCTCATATGTTCTCGTGGATAACAATTAAATTTCATTATGTTGGGTATACTCAAATACTATCAAAATACTGTAGACATGTGTTGGGAATGAGTTATAGAAAGTTCTACGAACTATTATATGATTACACTATGAACGACTCTGGATTCCTGGGTATTGAATTCAGAGAGTATTTAAAAGCAATCCGAGAATATTTTGCAACTGGGAAAGTTCCTAAGAACCATTCAAGTGGTCATGGACTTGGTGTTGGTTTGCCTAATGATACCCTATCAAAATTTGAAAACAAAGAAAAAATTCTAGACTTTGTTAAAAAATTTGCTGACAAAGTATTGAATATTGATGATGATGTATTTGATATTCAAAAGAAATTCATGTATGATCCTGATGTAGACTATCCTTATGAATCTACTTTGTCTTTTGATTTAGATACATGGGATAAAAAAGATACGGTTTATTCTATAGAAAATGAAAGAACAGAAGAAGAAAGATATAATTTATTTGTGATTAAACGTAAAGATCTAACAAAGAACACTTTGGTAAAAGTATGAGAAACTTATACATGTTCCAACCGCAGTATGCGGTAGAAGTCAGGAAAGAAGACACATATTGGTTGCCTTACAGTGTGGGTTGCCTTTGGGCATATTGTCTACAGTACGGTGATGTTTCTAGTGGATACCACTTAAAGGATCTTATATTTAAAAGAGAGGATCCTGAAAAACTTGTTGCCAGATTAGAGAACCCTGTAGTTTGTGCATTTAGCACTTACATTTGGAATGAACAATATAATTTACACGTTGCTAGGTTAATAAAAGAGAAGTATCCAAATTGCGTCATAGAATTTGGTGGACCTCAAGCAACCGAAAAACTTGCAAAGTATGATTTTATTGATTGTATTATTGTATCCGAAGGTGAGCAATCATTTTTAGATCTTCTTAGAAAAGTAATGATGCATGAACCCTATGAAAGAATATATCGCAAAGAAAGAATTGAAGATCTTGACTTTCCGAGTCCATATCAACTAGGTGTTTTTAATTCAATAGTTAAACAAAACCCTGATGTTCTTTGGTCTATGACAGTAGAGACCAATAGAGGTTGTCCTCACAGATGTACTTATTGTGATTGGGGTGGAATGACATATCAAAAAGTCAAGCACTTTGGTTTGGAAAGAGTTCAACAAGACATCAACTGGGCAGAGAGACATAATGTTGGATTTATATTCAATGCAGATGCAAACTTTGGTATGTTCAAAGAGAGGGATCTTGAGATTGCTAAACTATTCCGTGCTGCTGCAGATCGCGGTAAATTAGAAGCAATTAATGTTCAATACTCAAAAAATTCAACAGAAGTTATTTTTGAGATTGCACAAATTCTTGGTGACATCAGTAGAGGTGTAACTCTCAGTGTTCAAAGTATGAATGAACCAACTCTTAAATCTATTAAGAGAAAGAATATGAGCATCAATAAAATATCAGAACAAATTGAGAAGAGTAAAAAATATGGAGTTAAAACATATACTGAACTAATACTAGGACTTCCAGAAGAAACATTAGATTCTTGGAAAGATGGATTTGCTCAAATTCTTGAGTGTGGACAACATGATTCGATTGACGTTTGGTTCTGTCAAATGTTTGGTGACACTGATCTGAATAGTTCTTTATCGAGAGAGGTGCATGGTATCAAAACCATTAAAGCGGAAGATTATATGTCGTTCAGCAAAGAAGATTATGGTATCAAAGAAGTCATTGAATTGATTTCAGAAACTAATACAATGACTAATGATGAACTTATTGAAGCATATCTTTATGGATGGTTAGTTATTCAATTTCATATTGCTGGATATACTCAACTTGTTGCAAAACATCTCAATAGTCTTGGGATGGGGTATAGATCTTTTTATGATAAATTATTTGCTTACATAAAAAGTGATCCTGGTGTCATTGGAGATCACTACAGAGAGATCGAAAGATCGGTGTCTCACTACATGAAGACTGGCAAAATCTTAGATAAAGGTAAACATGGACACACTCTTCATGCTGCAAGTTTTGCTTTCATGTTTAGAAATAAAGAAAGTATTTTTGATATTTTATCTGATTTAAATTTGGTTACTGACGACACTTTAAAACTTCAAAGAGCATTTATCTTTGATGAAGATACTGAGTACCCATATCAAATTCAATGCAATAAAGACACTTATACAGTAGATACTGAATTCAAAGAATTCGATAGAAATGATCCTCACACTGTGTTTATCTTGAGGCGCAAAGGTCTACTGAAGAATCAACTATGTAAGGTTTGAGTGCTTCTAATGCCTCATCCCATAAAATTCTTCTTTCATACTTAGTATTTTTATCCATTAAAGCAATCGTTAGAGAGAACCTGCCATCCTTTGTTGGATTGTGTGAACTATGCAGATGTCCAACATTGACTAAACTACAAGTTCCAACTTCCACTTCGTGCTTTAGTTCTGCAAATTCTTCTCTTGTCACAAGAACTTGACCATGATAGTGGTCGTTAGTTCTGTCACCGACTTTGTATTCACTTCTCTCGGGTATATCTGTACTGACTTCTTCAGCACTGGTACTCATTCTCAAAACAGTGTCGGATTCCCAAAATCTCATGGTGCTTCCTTTGGCACCAAATTGAAAAATTAATTTTGCCCAATCAGCATACCATACATTATCAGAATGTATTACGCCATCTTCCCCTGGAGGAGTGTAGAAAAATTCTATCCATGTAGAAGTAAACCCCATACTATTCAACCAGGGTTCAATCTTATCGTTGCCTAATTCATTCAAATCGAATGTCTTGTGGAATTCTGGCCAATGAACTCCTCTAACATTGTACTTTGATACATCGATATTAGGAACATAGTCCCTAATATCTAAAAATCTATGATATGGATTCATAATCAAACAATTTCAGGTGCTTCTGTACTGCCTCCATCTTTTGCACCATCAAGATTTGGTTCTTGAATTGGTGCTCCCAAATCGTCCCCACCAGCAGGTAGTGGTTCTCCAGTTGCAGGATCAATTGGTGCGTTTGGATCTGGAATAATTCCTGCTGCGATTTCTTTCTTAATTAATTTATCCTGTTCAATAATCTCCTCGTCAGTCTGGCGGAGAATCTTACGACGGACATAATCTTGAGAATAATACTTACCAATATAAGGTTCTGCAGTAGCGGCAATGTTAAGTCTTTCGGTCATCAACTCTGCATCCTTGAGTTCAGAGAAGTGATTGTCGTAGAGGAAGTCGTACTGAATATGTTCGGATAAAATTTCCCAGTCTTCAACACTAACAATATTTTTGAGTAGAAGTTGTGTTCTTAAAAGATCATTGAACATATTTGAGAATCTCTTTCTCAAACGACCAACAAACTTTGTAAACTTAAGTTCATCTCTAAGAATTTCAGAAGAACGACCAAGGTTAAAACCTTCTTGTCCACCGATTCTGGAAGATGGTACGTTCAGAGAACGGAACAGTTTTTCTTGGAAATATTTAATGTCTGATAGTTCTCCAAGGTTTTGACCACCAGGAAGCGTAGAGATTTCTGTACCACGACCACCTTCACGACGTGGTAACCAGAAGTCTTCTAGCATACTCATATATTTTTTATCATCACGGATTTCTCCAGTGTTAGCATCATATACAAGTTTGTTACGATAGCGCATCATAACATCACGTAGATATTGCTCCGCCTTCATTTTAGGAAGATTACCAACATCAATATAAAAAATACGACGTTCTGGTGCTCTTGACAGTCTGTAAATCACAAGACTATCCTCAATCATTCTTAGTTGATTGAGAGACTTGATTGCCTTATGAAGATATGATAGTGTAAGATTTTTATTACGATCTACTAGTCCAGAGGTACAATATGCAATAGAATCTTTTGAGAATTTGACGCCTTCGGTTGCAGAGTTACCACCACCCCTGGCAGCAAGATTTCCTACTTGTGCAGATTTTGGATTATAAACAAAATACTCTTGAATTTCTGGGAATCCAGTATCTTTGGGATCCTTCTCTCCATTCGGATTATATCTTACCTGATTTCTATCGTTATTCTTCTTGCCCGCTTGACGGACAAACTTCATTTTTAATGCATCAATATAACGTAATTCTTGAATGCCATCCTGAGGATTCTTGAGATCAATTACTTTGTGATAATAGAGTCTACCATCTACATACCAATTCCTGTAGATCTCATGACACTTCTTATCAAAATCAAGTAACTCAAGGATGTGCTTGAATTCTTCTCTGATTTTTTTCTTTAGACCATCAGAAGCTTTAACATTTGACAGTTCAATTTCAACAGGACTGTCGTTCGTATCACTAACGATTGCTTCATTAACAATATCTTCAATGGCACCGTCCACTTCAGGATGCAGTGCCATTTCTCTATATCTTCTAATCAGATCATATTCTGATCTATATACGCCTTCAATGTCAACATAGGAACCAAAAAATCCGCTGGTTAAATAGTGATCAACCCCGTCCTCATTATTTTGAGGAACGGGGGAAACCACACCTTTAGATTTTTTATTATCCTCGCCACTATCCTCTATTGAGAATCCAAATAACTTGGCCATTATAATTTAGGACGACTAACTGTGTACTATTTATTAGTTTACAGCAGTGCCCGTTTGATCTGTTCCGTCTGCTGCCCAGTATTGAACTTGGAAGTCTACGGTAAACTCTTCAATCTGATCAGATGTATCGTAAGAAAGATCAATCTGAGAGATATTTGTTGGGAAGATATCGTAGAATCTGTAAGTTCTCAGTGGGATTTGAGTGTCTGCTGTAGTATTCTCTCTAGAGAATCTTTGCTCACCTCTACCAAGTTGATGAACATATGCATCAACCATGTATGAACCAGGACTGGTTGCGCCAGTAGCGTTATCCAGTTTGCTAATGTGATTCATCCACTGCTCAAAAGAAGTTCTCAGTTTGAAGTCCTCATCATTGATGACGGTTACAGTCCAAACATCAAAGGTTCTGTCTCCAGCAACCTTAAGAATACGACCTCTAAAAGGAACATCCACTTGAGGGATGTTAGATGCAGGCAATGCTGCAGACTTGCACAAGAAGTTAAATGTGTCATCATCCCATCCCTGCACGAAGGCAGGGAATGTTGGGATACTTACCTCAAATAAATTAGCTCTTGCTGCTCCGCCTTGTAATTTAGCTTTGAAGTCGGAGATAGTTTTGATCGTGCGTGCCATTGGTTAATTTCCTCCGTGTTTATTTAATCATCTAGTAGATCAAACTCTACCAGCGACTTCTTCAAACGAGACGCCAGTTCTCGTTGCAACGAATGTCAGTGTCACATAGTTGATGGACTTAGCAGGCTTCAGGAAGATGTCTGCTCTGAATTCGTTGTTGTCAATTACGTCGGGAGTGTTGTTTGTCTCGTCGCAAATAACGAGATAGTCATAGACTCCACGCTTTGCCTGAATATCGCGGAGATATGGTTCAACAATGTTCACAAAGTTAGTTCTTGTGATTTGATCGTTGAACTCGAACAGTTGAGCTTCTGCTGCTCTCTGTAATGCTTGCTCTACTGTGAGGAACAAGCGGCGAACATTGATTCTGTCAAATGCGGAAGCATATGCCAGAGCAGTCTTGTCACCGAACAGAAGTACACCTGCTCCACTCTGATTAACTACAGAGTTGATTCTTGCAGAATACAGAGAATCTCTTTGTGTCTTATTTGGATTGTATGCAAGTTTAATTGCATTCTTAAGGACACCTCTTTGCTGACCAGCAGGTGAGAACCATGGATAAGCAACGAGATTAGTACGACACATCAGACCAGCAATGTCTGCGTTACAAGGAATGTAACGGAATTGATTGTTGAATCTATCGTATGTGTACTTGTAACCGCTATCAAAGATTGCGTAAGAGGAAGATGATAATGGTCCAAAATACTCAAGAAGATTTTGAGTTTGAGTAACTGGATTTGTAATATCTACAATTCCAAATCTATGAGGACCAATCAGAGCAACACAATCCTTTCTACCATCAGCAATAGAAATCAGTTTATTTGCCTTTGCTTGGGAGTCATTAATGGTAGAAAGACCAGGACCCATAATCAAGTAGTCAATTGCAACGTCTTCTTTATTATTGAAGAGTTCATAACCAGCAATGATATCACCAAGTTTGGTTGACATCGAAGATTCGACCAAGGTTCCGCCATAATCTTGACCACCCTCTAAAGAGTAAGTAAGTTGACCAACGGCACTGAAGTTATTTCCTGCAGCAGTTCTTCCCCATTGTTGGTTATTGATTGGATCAGCAACAGCAAATGAAGTTTCAGTATCTCCACCTTGACTGGACCATTTTTGATCTGCTTTTGGTTGGTGCAGAATAGATACTGGAGTGCTTCTATGGAACGTATCACTAGCGACACTTTGGTTTGTGCCCGCATAAATGTACTTGGAGAAGTTTGCAAGATACTGTTTAAAGTATGTCTTCTGTGGAGAATTGACAGCAGACACCGCGTCAGTAGCTTTAGACATGAATAAGTGCTTCTCAAGCACATTACCCCTTACACCAGTAATACTTCCATTGTCATCAACAACGACAACGTGCATCTCATCATTAAATCCATTTCTCTCTGCAGCATATGCAGAAGTTCCTGGTTTAGGTGCAATAGTTCTCCAATAAATTACTGAGTTATCAAGACCCAATGTACGGGAGTTGTACCAGTCATCAACGCCAGTAACTTCAACTCTAGAATTAGCTTCTGTAACAGTTAAAATAACCTTATCATCCAGCAGATCTTGTACTGCAAGTTGAGCATCATCTGTAGGAGTTGCTCCACCGAGCAGATTGCCTGGAAGTGTGATAACTGTTCCAGGAGCATAACCAAGACCACTGTTGATCATGGTTACAGTTCCAATACCACCCGTTCCATCTCTGTAAACGTTGAAGGTTGCGCCAGTACCAACAGTACTTACACCAGCAACATTAAGATAGATTCCGTTGGATGCTGCAGGAATAGTGGTTGATGTTGAGAGTCCAGTATTATTTTTGATCGAACCTTGAGCAAGATCAAAACCACCAACAAAAGAACCACCAATAGATACAGTTTCACCAACAGTGTATCCTAATCCAGCATTAACAATAACTGCAGAAGCAACGTTTCCATCTGTACTATTTCTAGTGATAGTAAATGTTGCACCACCACCATTTGCTGAAGAAGTACCAGCAACACCAGTGTAAACTTGATCTTGTTGACCGTTAATTGCTGTAGATGTTGTTATCCCTACTGCAGCAATAGAGTCTTTAGGGGAGGTTACCAGAGAGTTTGTATCTTGGAATGTCAATCTTTGACCTTTCAAGAATGATGCATAATTGCTATTCTCAGCATATTCAACCTTTGTCTCTCTGCCAGGTTGAGTTCCTCCAGAAGAAACTCTAGATTCTATCTTAACAATGACACCACTATTATTAGTGTCTCCACCATCAATAACATCTGTAATAATTCCTTTGAGAAATCCTTCAAATGGTTCAGTTCTTCCAATTCCAGGAATAATAGTGCCTGTAATATCAACAGTTACTGCAAAACCTACTTGAGCACCTAAGTTTGTAGCAGAAGTTGTACCAATACCGAGAACTTGATCACCAAAGTTGTCAATATAACATACTTTTAATTTATTGCCCCATTCTCCAGGATTCTTTGCAGCATAGTACCATCCAGCACCCTCTCCACTGTGGTTTGCTTGATAGTCATCGTAGTTTTTAATCTTGATATCTCTGTTACCAAGAAATTGACCTACGTTTGAATTGGCAAGTGCTTCGCCGTCAACGCGAACAACCTTCATTACACCACCATAAGATAAGAAGGATGATGCACTCATCCAATACTCATAGTGTTGATCCGAAGATCTTGGTTGTCCAAAAACGTTAATCAGTTCTTGCTCTGTGGATACCGTTGTTGGTTCGTTGACAGGACCCAATTCAAAAGGACCCGCAATTGCTCCAATATTATCAAGAACGTTTTCAGCTCTTCCTACGGTTAAGTCAACCTCTCTAGTTAATACACCAGGAGATAATTGAGGAGTCGCCATGGATTCTGTCTCCTTGTAGTCTCAGTTTATCTGAAAATATTTATTAAAAAGTGACTTTTCACGGGGGAAACATGACGTGAACTACCAATCTGGATATGAACTCATCGAATCATCGACTTTTTTTCTACGGGATACCACTCTTTTTTTAGTACATTCTTTACATTCGTAAGAGTATGATGATGCTACTGCGCCTCTATCCTTTCTAGTTCTATAAAAACCTTCAATTAAATTTTTGGTCTCTCCACAAGTTCTACACTTCCTATCATATAGTAGTAAATGCCCTAACTTTAATTGACCATCTAAGTCCATTATCCTCCACTCCAATCCCAATTCCAAGGTAACACTGCCATGCCAAAATATGGCATAAGAATATAGTGATCCATTAGAATCAACACAGGTATACCAACACCCAATTCAATAGCAATCTTCTTTCTTGGAGGCAATGTTTCTAACCATCTTTTATATGGATTATCAGCAAGTCTATCTAATTTTAATTTATAGAATATTTGTTCTGCCCACCATTGTGGATCAATTATATTCTTAAACCAAATCAAAGGTGTCAATAACCATCTGACTTGTTTTCTATACCTTATTACTAATACTATTAATAAGGTTGGTATTAAAAATAATAAGATAAGATCAATCATTACATAAAAAGCGTTTGATTTATTCTGTCGTATTCTACAAACATTCCAAGATCTACATTTTGTCCATGTAAGATATCTGCTTCATATAGAATACATCTGTTATATATCATTTCAAATTCATGCTCAACCTTCCAAGGATATTTTTTTAGACC